AGTCGATGAACATTGCAGAACTCGGCGTAAAGATCGACTCGGCCGATGCGATTCAGGCCAAAACCAGCCTGGATGAAATGGCCAAGGCCGGCGGCCGCGCCGAGCAGTCCGCCGTTTCGTTGATGAACGAAATGCAGGCGCTGGAGAAATCGCTCTCCACCAACGCCAAGACCACGCAGGATCTCGCAAAACAGCGGGAAGCATTGGCGAAGCTGACCAGGACCGGTGCCTATGGCGAAGCTGAAGCCGTGAAGATATCGGCGCAGCTCGACAAGCAGCAGGTGGCGCTGGCCAAGTCGGCCATGGATGAACAGAAGGCACTGACCAGCCTGCTGGGTGCCATCGACCCGGCCCGCGCCGCACTGGCGAAGCTGGATACCCAAGTAGAGCAACTCGGCAAGCACCTGGACGCCGGCCGGATCAGCCAGGACGAGTACAACACCGCCCTGGGCAAGATCGACAAGGACTACGACAAGCTCAACAAAACTGCGACCGGCTTCGAAAAGTTGCGGCTCGGCTCGCGCCAGGCGCAGGAAAACGTGGTGCAGCTGGGGAATGCGCTGTCTTCGGGTGACTGGGGTAGCGGCGTTCGCGCAGTCGCACAACTGGGCGCTGGTGCAGGTGAGGGTGCGGCGGGTCTGCTGGCAATTCTCGGCCCGCTGGCGCTAGCCACCGCCGCGGTGGGTGGGCTGGCATACGCTTTCTACAAGGGCAGTGAGGAGCAGGACAGCTACAACAAATCGCTAATCCTCACCGGCAATAACGCCGGTGTGAGTGCTGGACAGCTCGGCGATATGGCGCGTCAGGTCAGCGCGACTGTCGGCACAACCGGGCAAGCCGCTGAGGTTCTCGCGCTGCTGGCCGGTAATGGAAAGATTGCTGGCGAGAGCTTTACGGGCATCACTCAAGCCGCGGTGTCGATGCAGGAAGCGACCGGCAAAGCCGTGAGTGAGACTGTCGCGGAGTTCGCCAAGCTCGCCGACGACCCGGTCATGGCATCTGCCGCGCTGAATGAGCAGTACCACTATCTCACCGCGTCGGTTTACTCGCAGATCACCGCGCTGGAGAAGCAGGGCGACCATGCCGGCGCCGTGAAGCTGGCTACTGAGTCGTTCGCCGATGCGATCAACGAGCGCACGCCGCGGATCCTCGAGAATCTGAGCTTTTGGGAGAAGGGATACAACGCGGTTGCTCGGGCTGCTGATGGATTGAAGAATATCGGGCGCAGCGATATCGGAGCTGATATCGAGCAAGCCCGCCGGGACTTGGCGGGCGCTCAGGCGGGTGACGTAGGCCTCTTCCAGAACAAGCAGGAGATGATCGACCTCTATCAAAATCGGCTCAACATGCTCGAGGATCAGCAGGCCGCAGAAGCCGATATTGCCAAGTGGCAGGGTGAGCAGGCGAAGGCACAAGGCGATGCCGTCTCGGCGATGGCGAAGGTCGACGCTCTCACCAAGTCGGCGTGGACGAATGAGCAAAAGCGCACCGACGCGATCAAGGAGTACAAGCGGCAGCTCGAAGATATCCGCAAGGTCGCACCCAACGACCCCCGTCTGAATCAGGCCGCGATCGACAAGAACCTGGCGAACATCAACGACCAGTTCAAGGATTCGAAAGCGCCGGGCTCGCAGGTAGATCTGACCAGTTTCAACAATGCCAAGAACGACCTTGCAGCTATCAGCGCTGAGTACAAAAACGCTCAGAAGGAACTGGACGCAGCGCAGAAGGCTGGACTTGTTTCTCAGGCCGACTACGCCCTGAAGCGTGAAGCGCTGATCGGCAACGAGCGGGACGAAGTGACCGCGGCCTACGAGGTTGAGATCGCTGCGCTGGAAGCCGCGAAAGCCAAAAAGACCACCTCTGCCGCGCAAAGCATTCAGCTGGACCAGAAAATTGCCGATGCTCGCGCCGCCATGGTCAAGGCGCAAAAGGTAGCTGACAGCCAGCTCGAAGTGCTGGCCACCAGCGAAACCGGAAGGCTGGCGAAGCAGGAGCGAGCGATTTCCTCCTACGTTCAGGCCTTGAGCCAGCAGCAGCGAGCATTGGAACTGGCAGGGCAGCGGGCGGTAGTCGGCGTTGGCCAGGGGGATCGGCAGAACGCCCTGAACGGTGAACTGAACAGCCAGCAAGATCGGTTCGCTCAGCAATCGCTCGAGCTGGAAAATCAGAAAACCGACCCGTCGCGGAATATGTCGGAGGAAGAGTTCGCTCGAAAATCGCAGGCTCTTGCGGATGCGAACAAGGCGGCTACCGACCAGATTCGCCAGAACTACGCGGATGTGGAGGCGGCGCAGGGTGATTGGACGAAGGGCGCGACATCGGCTTGGGCCAACTATTTGGATTCGGCGAGCAACATCGCGGGCCAGACGAAAACCCTGTTCGGCAACGCCTTCAGCTCCATGGAGGACGCAGTCGTCAACTTCGCCATGACCGGGAAGCTGTCGTTTGCTGACTTCACCAAGTCGATTCTGGCGGATATGGCGCGCATCGCGACCCGTCAGGCCAGTTCGGCATTGCTGAGCAGCCTCGTCGGTGCTGCCACCAGTTACTTCACCGGCGGGAGTGGCGGCAATGGGCTGGCGGCTGGGTCTGCGGGCGCGACGTCCTCCAATCTCGGCGCTTCTTCGGCAGGGTACTCCGGCAGCTACTTTCCTCAGGCGCTCGGCGGTGCCTGGTCGTCGGGTGTGCAGATGTTTGCCAACGGCGGCGCTTTCACCAACAGCATTGTCAGTACGCCGACAGCTTTCGGGATGGCCGGCGGCAGGGCGGGCGTGATGGGGGAGGCAGGGCCGGAGGCGATCATGCCCCTGACCCGGACCTCCAGCGGCAAGCTCGGTGTTCTCGCTGCTGGTGGAGGCTCTGGGACTACGATCAGCATCAGCGCGCCGGTCACGGTGCTAACTGAGGACCGCGGGTCCGAAGGCATGCAGATCGACCAGCAAGCGCTATCGAAAAACCTTCAATCGCAAATGCAGGCCGTGGCCGAGAAAGCCGTCGCTGACTCTTGGCGAGCGGGCGGCACCAGCTTTCGAAATGCCAATGGGAGGGCCTGATGGCCATCGAGAAATTCACCTGGCCAACCGAGCGCGGTGAGACACCCGAAATCACCTATCGGGTGCGCACCTCTAAGTTTGGCGGCGGCTACGCGCAGAATGTTGGCGACGGCCCGAACAACAAGGAGGACTCCTATCCGATCACCTGCTCCGGTCGAAAGGCCAAGGTGCTGGAGATCATGAAGTTCCTTGACCGGCACGCCGGTGCGAAGGCGTTTCTGTGGACAACCCCGCTCGGCGAGCTCGGGCTGTTCACCTGCAAAAATCCCGCTCCCACACCAATGGGCGGCGGGGTCTTCAAACTCACCGCCACGTTCGAGCGGGCCTTCCGACCATAAGGGGCAACCATGCCGCTGATCAGTGACATCCAGGTCCTTGAACCTGGCAGCGAAGTGCTGCTCTTTGAATTGGACGGCACGGACTATGGCGCGGACGTTCTGCGCTTCCACGGGCACGCGATACCGCACACGCCGGCCGAGTTGATTGCCGCCGGCGCCGATGCTGACCAGCTGCCGGCCAAAGCGATTTACTGGCAGGGCAACGAGTACAGCGCCTGGCCCATGCAGATCGACGGCATTGAGGCGAACGGCGACGGCACAGCGGTCCGTCCAACTCTGTCCGTGGGCAACGTGAATGGGCGTATCACCGCGCTCTGTCTGGCGTTCGAGGACTTGCTCGAGTTCAAGTTGACGATGCGGCACACGCTCGGCAGCTACCTCGACGCGGCGAACTTCCCAGCCGGCAACCCAACGGCAGACCCAACCCAAGAGACGATCGAGGTCTGGTACATCGATCAGAAGACGAACGAGGACGGGGAGACGGTCAGTTGGGAGTTGGCGAGCCCGGGCGACGTCGGCAATGAATCAATCGGCCGACAAGCCACAACCCTTTGCCATTGGTGCCTCACCGGCGGATATCGCGGGCCGAACTGCGGTTACACCGGGCCGTACGTCACGAAGGACGGTGTCATTACCGACAACCCAGAACTGGACGAATGCGACGCCACGCTGGGCAAGGGCTGCATCCCGCGCTTCGGCGAGGGAAACCCGCTGCCGTTCGGTGGCTTCCCGGCCGTTTCCCTAATCGCACGGAGCTGACATGCGAAAGCACATCTTGAATGCTACCCAGGCGCATGCGGCGGCCGAGTACCCGAAAGAGTGCTGCGGCCTGCTGCTGGCGATCGGGCGCAGGCAACAATACTTCCCCTGCATCAACGTCTCCACCGAGCCGAACGAAGAGTTCCGAATCGACCCCGAGCAGTACGCCGCAGCTGAGGACATCGGTGAGGTGATCGGCGTGGTGCATTCGCATCCGGACGCTACCAGCAGGCCGTCACCGCGTGACCTCGCCATGTGCGAAGCGACCGCAATGCCTTGGCACATCCTGAGCTGGCCAGAAGGGGACCTGCGCACCATTGTCCCGACCGGCGAAGCCCCACTGCTGAAACGACCATTCGTGCACGGCGCGTGGGACTGCTGGCAGGTGTGCGCCGATTGGTACAAGCGCGAGTGGGGGCTGGAATTCGAAGCGTTCAAGCGCGCCGATGGCTGGTGGGAAAGCAAGGACAGCACCAGTCTGTACGAGGCGAACTACGAGGCCGCCGGCTTCTACCGAGTCGACCAGCCGCAACGCGGCGACATGATTGTGATGGAGGTGGGGCGCACGGTTTACCCTAACCACGCCGGGATTTTCCTCGGCAGTGATCCGGCACTGCCGGGTGAGGATGCTGCGACGTTCGGGCCGGGTCCGTTCCTGCTGCACCACCTTTACGGCAGGCCGTCAGAGGTCATTGTCTTCGGCGGGCCGTGGCTCGATCGCACTCGACTGGTTTTGCGTCATAAAAAATCGTCTCTCGCGAGCGCGACAGCGCTTGAAAATTGACTATTCTCAGCAAAGTAATTTACCGCCTGTCGCGTCGTGATCGCTTATGGATCGGCGAACGCCGCGTGAGACGGGCACTTGAGTACTGAGCAGCGCGGGGCTCCTCACACAAATATTGACAATGTTTTGTTGCGCACTAGTATTGCGCAACCTATAAATATTATAGGTTCATATGAGCACTAATTCACCGTTGTGGACGCCGCGGCAGCTTGAGGATCTTGTGCATGTGCTTGCTCGAGACTCTTCAAAAGTGGTTTTTACTGATCATTTTCTCCTGAGGTTGGCTCAGCGAGGCGTGACAGTCGGTGAGGCGCTGAGGTGCTTGCAACGCGGGGCCATAATCAAAGGTCCAACGTATAGCGCAGAACATAAAAGCTTTGAGTTCAGAATGTGCGAGCCTCCGCCGAGGGATATCGTCTGCGTGGTTGCGGCGGTTAAGCCTGTTCTTGATCCTGGCGAGGTGTTCGCCGTCACCGTATGGGAGGTGAACTAATGTACGAATATACAGGGAGCGGCCTGGAGGGCATCTACCTGAAAAACGGCTATACGATCGTTGAATCATCGTATGGCAAGGGTGTGAAAATCCAGGACGTGGAAGGCCTGCATCGCGCGATTGCAGTCGACATTGTTAAGCAAAAAAAACCCATGACGGGGCACCAGTTCCGGTTTCTACGGAAAGAACAGGATTTGGTGCAGGAAGAAGCGGCAGCGCTTTTTCGGGTTGACGTGCAAACGATCGCGAACTGGGAAAAGAAGGGCAGCGAACCGGTGCCTGGCGCGTCGGATATCGCGATGCGCGCGTGGTATTCGGCATATATTCATGCCAATTACGGTCCGGTCAAAGTGGAAGCCGGTGCGGCGCCCGACGAGGGCGGCACATTTCAGCACTGCAAAGATCAATGGGTCGAGGCCCACGCCGCCTAATTAGGTCAGTGAACAAAATTTCTGAAGCCCGGCCCAGCGCCGGGCTTTTTCTTTTCCGTCTGCGCCAGTGATATCGTGCTTCCTTTCCCACAGGAGTGACCTGCATGAAATTGATCGTAGGAGCGCTGGCGGTAGCGCTCCTTTTTGGGTGTTCACACAAAAGGCAGCCACTCGATAATCGTGATCCGTGCTTAGATTCCGGTGATCCTGGAAGCCCAGGATTTAATGCTTGCCTTGACCGCCGCGCCAAGGCTTTAAAGGCCCTACTTGAAGACGGCGGTGAAAACCAGCGTCGAATAATTTCCGATAAAAAAATCGACAACTGAATACAATGGAATCGACCACGTGAAATTAAATATCGGAGCGTTTACCTGGGGCAGTGCAGCACCTGCCTTGTCCTCGAGGTTTTAAATGGAGCTGTCGCGCCTCAACGAGCTCTTTTTCGAGAACAACTGCGTAGCTTCGATGCGGCTCGAAATGGTGGATTTCAAATACAACCTCACGCTGACCATGTCTTCTGCCGATGATCCTGAAACCGAGGGCGTGACGGCCGTTTTTCGTGACGTCAGCTCACTGAACCTAAGCGGTTTCGGTGGCGGGCTGACCCAATTCATGGACCTCGTGGTGACTCGTATCGACGACGGTCTCGATAGAATCAGGTATGAGCTGAGAGATATTGAGGACGAAAAAATTTCGTTCTATTTCTTCACCTTCAGCGTGCGAGACCATAAGGAGTAAATATGCGGACATTGATAGGAGCGTTGGCGGTAGCGCTGTTGGCGGGGTGTGCAACTTCGCCGACGCCTTCCAATGAAGCCAAGCAGGCGCCGGCCAGCCAGCTGTCGGCCTACCAGGCCAAGCCATCAGGGGCATATGGGACACTGCAAGTGATCCGCGACTCTGGGCAGACCGGAAGCCTTTGTTCAATGGCCGTTTTTATCGATGGCAAACAAGCTGCCAAGCTCGATCCGGGTCAGAAGGCATCTTTCTATCTGCCGCCTGATTCGGTTTCAGTTGGCGCCGCTTACACCGGCTCTGGCATCTGCTCCATGGGTGCGGCCCGAGTGGAGAGGGAAGCGATCGTGAAAGACGGCGCGATCAAGAAATACCGAGTTTTCACCGGGGGCGATGGGCAGATCGACATACTGCCCACGACTCTCTGAACAGACCGCCTCCGGGCGGTTTTTTATTGCCTGGAGAATGGCATGTGCTCAGCAATTACCTACACGCCAATGACGAAAGTCATGTTGTCGGGCTCGCTTGCGAAGAAGTTTTTTCGAAGCAAGCCATTACATCTCGACGGCGGATCGGCCGTGGAGGTGTTCCGTGCGCTCAATGCGACCATTGATGGGTTCGCCGAGGAAATTAAACGACTGGAGCGCCTTGGACTGAAGTTTGCGATCTTCCGCAATCGCGCAAACATCGGAATGGACGGATTCGATCTCGGCGGTACACGGGAAATCCGCATTGTTCCAGTGATTGGTGGCAGCAAGCGTGCTGGCGGGTTACAGACCATTATCGGCACAGTGATGATCGCCGCAGCCTATGTGCTGTCATTCACTCCGTTTGCAGCCGCATCGCCGTTTTTATATGCGGCCGGCGCGTCGATGGCGATCGGCGGCGTCATTCAAATGCTCAGTCCGCAAGCCTCTGGACTGAAGCAAAGCGCATCCCCCGAAAACTCTCCGTCCTACGCCTTCGGCAGCGCCAAGAACACCACTGCCAGCGGCAACCCGGTACCGATCTGCATCGGTGAACGCCGGTGGGGCGGGATGATCATCTCTGCGTCAATCCTGGCTGAAGACAAAGCTTAACGGCCTGGGACCGGCCGGTGATACAGTCGCCATTTTCGGAGGGAAGACGATGCAAAGGATTATCGCGGCAGTTTGTTGTGTTGTTGCTCTTGGCGGCTGTACCACATCACTCCAAGATATGCGGGCAGAGGGGCCTGAGAAGACCTTCACAACCCAGAAGCCGGAGCAGCAGGTCGCAGAATGCATCCTTTATGCCTGGCAAAACCAGTCGCTGGCGGGGGTCCACTACGCGGTGAGCCTTCAGCCTCGCCCAGGCGGTGGGAAGTCTGTGGTTAACGCCGGAAACAGAGAAATGGCGGACGTTATCGGCGAAAAAGGGCAAACCGTAGTTCGGTTCTACACTAGCGGCAGCATGGGATGGATAATCGATCGCCGCGTCGCGAGCGCCAAGACCTGTCTTTAGAGTTTCTCCATCTGCCAGCAGTTTCATAAGCTCCACCGCACAGATCACCACCTAACCCGCTTCGGCGGGTTTTTTTATGCCTGGAGGAAAGCATGGGCGCAGCAGTACAGATCGATATCCGCGGCGAGAAGGGCGGCAGCAGCAAGCCGAAGTCGCCGACCGAAGCCAGCGACAGCCTGCGCTCGACCAACCTGGCCAAGCTCCTGATCGCGGTGGGCGAGGGTGAGTTCGACAGCGTCCCAACCGATTACGACATCTACCTGGACAACACGCCGATCCGCGATGCCAGCGGTAACTACAACTTCCCGAACGTGAAGTGGGACTGGCGCCCGGGCTCGGTTGATCAGACCTACATCCCGGGCATTCCTTCCGTTGAGAACGAGACGTCGCTGAACATTGAGCTGCGCAGCGACTCGCCGTGGATCCGCTCGATCACCAATACCCAGCTTTCAGCCGTGCGCATGCGGCTGGCCTGGCCGGCGCTGCAACGCTCCGATGACCAGGGCAACGTCGGCGGCTACCGGATCGAGTACGCAATCGACGTGGCCACCGACGGCGGCGCCTATCAGCAGGTGCTGGTGGACGCGGTCGACGGCAAGACCACCACGCGCTACGAGCGCTCTCGCCGCATTGATCTACCGGATGCAACAACTGGCTGGCAGATCCGCGTGCGCCGCCTGACGCCGAACCAGAACACCAACAAGATCGCCGACACCATGCTGGTGGCCGGTTACACCGAGGTGATCGACGCCAAGCTGCGCTACCCGAACACTGCGCTGCTCTATATCGAATTCGACGCCGAGCAGTTCACCAACATCCCGGCCGTCACCGTGAAGTGCAAGGCGCGCCGCTGGATGGTTCCGAGCAATTACGACCCGATCGCGCGCACCTATACCGGGGCGTGGGATGGCTCGATGAAATCGGCTTGGACCAACAACCCGGCGTGGATCACCTACGGCATCTGCACCGAAGACCGCTTCGGCCTGGGCAAGCGCATCAAGCCGTTCATGGTCGACAAGTGGGAGCTGTACCGCATCGCCCAGTATTGCGACCAGCTGGTGCCGAACGGCCTGGACGGTCAGGA